TTTCTACTCTTGGTGAAAAGCAAATGAAAGCTTTTGAGAATGCTCAGAAGTTAGGCAGTCCTTATCGTTCTGTTCCTCCGAGGTAAATATGGCTGAAGTAACACATGAACAAATCTACGAACGACTTATTGAAGTTGAAACCAAGGTAGATAGCATAGACAAGAACACAAAAGGTCTTGTGGAGGCTATAAACGCTCTTGATGGAGCTTTTAAAGTACTTGGATGGATTGCTTCTGTTGCCAAACCTATTTTATGGGTGGGTGGTTTGATTATGGCCGCTGGTGCAGTCTGGCAAACTTGGATTAAAAAATAATTGGAGTTCTTATGAAAGCTGGTTTGTATGCAAATATTCACGCCAAGAGAGAACGTATCAAAGATGGTTCAGGTGAAAAGATGAGGAAGGTTGGCACTAAAGGCGCACCTACCAAGAAAGCTTTTACTCAATCAGCTAAAACGGCTAAAAAAGGCAAGTAATGAAAGATATGGCTGAAGCAATTATTGCTGCAGTCTGTATCGCTTGTTTTGTAGTGTTCTGTAGCTACATCATTCTTTGGGCGTATCCGTGAGATGGCTAATAGGCATTGTATTAATCCTCTCGCTTCACTCTACAGGAAAAGACTTATGTAGCGTAAGAGAGTTTTACTCAATTGCGTGGGGTATCCACGACCCAACTGAGCGACATAAACAGATGTTTGAGTGGCTTACAAAACATCAACACTTATGCAAAAGTACCGACTTTATTGTAATTTGGAATAATTTAAGTGAGTGGGGTGGAACTTCTGATTCGCATAACTTGAGGGCTTTAGTAATTAGCGGATATAAGAACGCACTTGAACGGGAGAAGAAATGATTATCCCAAGCAAGTGGTATCCAATGGTTCAACCAAGATACGATTTTCAGACTGTTGTTTTTGATAAAGCCGCTGAAAAGGTAGATGAAGATTACAGACTTGCAATGAAGGCTCAGAAAATTGAAATGGTAATAGCAGAATTAGAAGTTGAACTGTATAACAAGAAGGCTAGGGTCAACCAATTAGAGTTGGCAATGTTTAAAACTCGTAAACTTGATTTGTATGCATAAGGATAAAAATGGAACATAACCAAGATGTTGTTGGTAAATTGACCTATTCTGTAACTTTGATGGTTGCATCAACCCTTTGCTTATCAGTATTGGGAATGGTGATTGCATTTTTACTTGGCTTATGGGCAAAAGAAGTAGACAACGCTGAAATATTTGCCATGCTTCACCCTGCTTTTCAAACCATCATTGGTGGCTTTATTGGACTCTTAGCGGGTGTCAAACTTTCTCATGGTGATAGTCACCATAAATGTAAACATTGTGAGGACTAATCATGCTTGATATTCTTTCTGGTGGACTACTAGGTTCTATCTTTGGCGGCATATTTAGGATGGCTCCAGAGGTGCTCAAATGGCTTGATAAAAAGGATGAAAGGCAACACGAGCTTGCACTTTTTTCTCGCCAATGCGAATTAGAGCAAATGCGTGGCCAAATGAAACTAGCTGAAATTGGCGCACAAAGAGAAGCCGCAATTGATGTGGGTGTCATGGATGCCTTCAACAACGCCATTAATCAGCAAGCAGAGATGGTTAAAGCCGCAGGTGGATGGGTAGCCTCACTTTCTGCTTCTGTGCGCCCAGTAGTAACATATTGGGTACTATTCGTTTGGTCATTTATCCATGTATGGTTTGCCTATAACGCTTGGCTTTTGGGCGCACCTGCTACTGAAGTCTTTAAAACAATGATGACACCAGACTTTTCTGCTTTGTTATCAGGAACAATAAATTACTGGTTCCTCGACCGCACTTTGTCTAAGCGTGGCATATGAACTTAGAGATAGCCGCTTCACTATGTAAGCAGTTTGAGGGGTTTAGAAGTAAACCCTATCTCTGCCCTGCGGGTGTGGCCACCATAGGTTATGGGTCTACTTACTATTCTGATGGGCGTAAGGTAACGCTACAAGATTGCCCAATGGATGAGCTTACTGCATCGGCATTATTGATGTACGAGCTTCAGCACACTTACTTGCCTGGCGCATTGCGGAACTGCCCCATTCTGGCCACAGATGAGCGCAGACTTAATGCCGTAGTTGATTTCTGCTATAACCTCGGAATTGGCAGGTTGCAGACAAGCACCCTCAAAAGAAAAATAAACGCCCAAGATTGGGAAGGCGCAAAAGAAGAACTTAAGAAATGGAATAAGGGTGGCGGCAAAGTGCTTGCTGGCCTTGATAAACGTAGAAAATCTGAATGTAACTTCATGTAAAAATCATGCAAAATATTCCAACCACTGAAGATGCTAAATTGTTTGCACAAAGTGTCAGAAAGTGGCAAGAGGTGTTAAGTCTTGGTGATTGGCGTATTGAGAAAGGCATAAAGCCAGCTAAAGCAGCCATGGCTTCTGTTGAATTTACTCCTGCTGCTAGGCTTGCCGTTTATCGTTTAGGTGACTTTGGTGCTGAAAAGATAACACCTGACAGTTTGGACAGGACTGCATTACACGAGTTGCTTCACATCTTTTTACATGATTTGATGTCTGTAGCTACAGATCCAAAGTCCTCAGATGATGACATTGAGATGCAAGAGCATAGGGTTATCAATCTGCTAGAAAACTTATTGACTAAGGATTGCAATGGGCTCACATAATGAAACGTGTACGGATATGGAGTTCATCCAACTATGGGAGAAACTTCAATCTGCAACTGAAATAGCCAAACACCTTGGAATTCCCAATAGAGCAGTTCATTTGCGTAGAAGGTGGATTGAAGAAAATCATAAGATTACTTTAATAGCAAAAGACCATCGTGGGGCTAACTATGCTATTAACAGACCTAAATCCTTCTCTCCTTTAAGACAAATAAAACTTGGGATGTTGGACGGAACAGTGATTGTCTTCTCAGATGCCCACTTTATTCCAAGTCAGCGTACAACGGCCTTTAAAGGGCTTCTATGGGCTATAGAACAGTTTAAACCCAAAGCAGTGATATGTAATGGTGATGCGTTTGATGGTGCGTCTATATCCAGACATGATGTAACTGACCAACCCCAAACTTCTGTTATCCAAGAGCTAAAAGCTACGCAAGGTGCGTTGGGTGAGATAGAAGAAGTAGCTAAAGCTGCCAGACACAATGTAAAGCTTCTGTTTACATGGGGCAACCACGACATTCGGTTTGGCAATCGTTTAGCCCAACACGCACCCCAATTTAAGGAAGTTCAGGGCTTTAAGTTGACAGACCATATCCCAGATTGGGACTTCTGTTGGGCAGTATGGCCTACCGAGCAAGTCATTATCAAGCACCGATATAAGGGTGGAATCCATGCAACACACAACAATACAGTTAATGCTGGTGTGTCTGTTGTTACTGGCCATCTACACTCTTTAAAGGTCACGCCATTTTCTGATTACAACGGATGTAGATACGGAGTAGATACGGGGACATTGGCTGAAACTGACGGACCTCAATTTACCTATGCTGAGATAAACCCAAGTAACCACAGGTCTGGTTTTGCAGTGCTTAATTTTTTTAATGGCCAATTGTTGTGGCCGGAATTAGTCCACAAGTTTGATGAAGATCAGATTCAATTCCGTGGTGAAGTCATTGATGTAGGTGCATTTTGAGTGCATGGCTAATCATTTTGACGGGGGGGATCTATGCCTACATTGCTGGTGAGCAGCTAATGAAAGATAACCCGCACATGGCCATTGTCTATGCGGGGTACGCTTTTTCAAACGTGGGGCTTTACTTATTGGCTAAGTAATATCTTTTTGGAAGACTCCATTGGGCAATAGTATGCCCTTCCGATTCTTGATCTGATCGTATGCAATTTCCATGCAGTTTACCAAATTAATGTCTTGAAGAGCGCAGTAGTTAATAAGGCAGACCATGACATCACCAACAGAATCCAAAATAGCTTCTTTGTCCTTTTTGATGGTTGCATCTGCTAGTTCTCCTATTTCAGATACTGCTTTGAGTAACTGAGACTCTGGGTTGCTATTGGGAATAATCTTACGAGCTTCTGCCCACTGGATTATTTTCATTTCTACATCGGCATAACTCATAATTCATCCTCCAAAAAATCATTACCAAAGCTAGAAACGGCTCCAGTATCAGTATTGAAATAATTATTACCAAATTTAGTCAGTAATACTCCGTCATTATTGATGTAATTATCTCCTACTTTGTTAAAAACATTGCCATCCTGCCGGATCAACATATTGTCTGTTTTGCTATAAGACTCGCCTGAAAATAGATCAATGATTGATTTCATACTATTCTCCAAACAGCCATGTTTCGGCCATTAGGACCCATTACACGCAATCCTGAGTCCTCAATAAATCCTTTTTCAACCAAAGTAGAACGCCTGGCTCTGTAGGTTGATTTGTGGGTTTTGAAATGTTCATTCATTTCATCGTCTGTGAACCCTTTACTGCCTTGCATAGCGGCATATTCATAGACTGCTGCCTCAATATTTGGTAGGGTGGAAATGATGCTTTTGGCGGCTTCTACTGAAGTGTCTTTAGCATTTTTGCGAAACATTTTAAATAAATTAATCATTACTTTCTCCTAGTAGGTGGGGGTACTGGCTACGTCTATGTTCGTCCGGCAGAATTACCGCATAGCATCCGCTTTCCCCCCGTTTTAATCAGAACGGAATATCATTTTTCATGTCGTCAAATCCATTTCCACCTTTTCGAGTGGGTTCGTTACTTTGACGAGCAGGTTTCTCACCATCAAATGGTTCTTTGGCATTAAACCAACCATCCCAATAATTTCCACAGGGGGTGGCATCCATTTTGAATGAAATATTTCCTTCATCATCAATCATAACCATTCCGCATTTCAAATAGCGTTTTTTCATTTCGCCTGTTTTTTTGTCTTTATATTCGCCAATGGCGGCAACTGCATCTAATCGTTTCATTTACTTTCCTTTAAAGCTTCCGCTTGTTTCTTTATTGCTGATCTAGTTTTTGAGTCTAAAAGTGACCACAAAAGCTGTTTTTCTTCTGAATCGATAATTCCAGAAGCCTCTTCATATGCGCCAATTTCATCATTGACACTCATACGATCTTTGATTGCAGTTGCTACATCGTAGACAATGCTTTCTCGTTCTTTGCTGACAAGCGAAACATCTAGTGGTTTATGTTTTGGCCTGTCATTTCCTGTTGTGGCATCAAGTACATCATGCTCAACAATTTCCATGGCTGACACCCAGAGATATCTTCTTTGGTATGTCTCAACCGCACCAATGTTTTGCACTTCATGGCAACCCTTAAGGGCAGCAGACCCCATAGGGCTTGTCAAAACGATCTGTGACAGGTCATCCATGTCTGTGATGGTCAGAGTAGCTATGTCAGCAGTAAAGCTCACCACCCCACACAAACCAACCTTTTCAAAAATGTTTTGAATTGTTGGCAAAAAATCACCTAACTCAAAATATTGATACCCTGCAAATTTATTGTGGCCTGATTTATTAAGTTTTATGCCTTGCAAAACTATGCGAGCTTCCATCAATTTTCTATAAACTTTCATACTTATACCTTGTGATTTTTAAATGCGTTATCGTATTCTTCTTTGATGATTTCTAATTGAGTGTTGTCATCAAGGTCTTTGAAATCTACCCAATCCATCTCGCCACAACAGACAAACTTTTGTCCTTTAGGTTGAACGCAATATGGGCAGTACTTTGTATAGGCGTACTCTTCCTTGTATTCGATGATGTAGTTGTTCACGATATCACCCTGCCTATCAATTAGGTTTTGGAGATTCAAGTTTTTCTACTTTCTTAGCCAACAACCAATTGTCGCCAAGATATCGCACAGAGCGAATCCATTGACGTTGGTAGCTGCGAATTGTTTGGGGGGGTGCATCATAAGTCATAAACAATTGACGGACGTGCTTGAGTGTTTCTACTTTCATTACTTTCTCCTTAAATTAAAACTTTGATTTCTGCGGGATCATTGTTTGCGTACAGTTTAATTCTTAAATTACCATTTGCTGATTCAATAAAAATTTCTCTGTAGCTGCCTAAAGTTCTTTCTTCTATAGAAGTGATTTCTATATCTAAAACTTTTGTTATTTCAATTTCCATTGAGTTTGTCATTTTACTTTCTCCTTAGTGAAGTGAATCGTATGCTTTTTCCCAGAGCAGATCACCATTTTCTTGCTGAAATTTCTCTAACTCTGAATCAGTTAATTTTGTGCCATCCTCATAGCAAGCAGATGAAAAATATGCATCTGAAAAATCAGGATAATCACTGGTGTCGACACCATCTACCTCAATGTTTACTACGTTTCTGCCGTTTAGTGTTGCCATTACTTTCTCCTTTAAAGAGCCTCTAATGTGCCATACAGATTCCTGAATTTACATAGGGGTTTTCCCTAATTTACGCAACTTTTTTTGATGGTAGGCTTGTTGGATGAACATCATTGAACTACTTGAACAAGAGTGCGCTGAAGCTTTATTAGCTTACGCTTATAACTTAGTTATAACTTACAACCAAAATTCTGGTGACAGAGATGCCGCCTTGACCGCCCTTGTCGTTCGGGCATTAGAACTTCACTCAGAAAAACCTATCAACATTTCAGGATTGTATAAATGACTCAAGCCGCATTAATCAAAGCTTTGCAAAATGGACCATTGACCTCTAAAGAGGCAGAAGACTTGACGGGTATGTCCAGATCTACTGTCCTGTCTACTGCTAAAAAAATGCGTTACAAGGGTGATTTAAGCACTGAGCAAGTCAGGATTGGCCGTTTTACAGTGGCTAGATATACACTGGCAGAACACTTGATTGAAAACAAAAAGAGCAATGTTCCTGCTGACAAACTGAATCCCTTTGATATCAGGAATGCACAAGGTATATTTAGCCCTACTGAGTACAGAATAATGAACGCTCAAGCACGGAATTTCTACAAGGGCAATCCTACCTTTACCACTTACTCAAAGGCGGTTTCCAGTGAAAACAACCGACAAGTATGACGCTGCCATTCAATGCACAGGAAAGCATCCCTTTCCGACATTTACGATAGCTGATTCCACAATTAACAAGAAAAGAGATCATTCTTTTCAAATTTACAAATGTCCCCATTGCGGATTTTTCCACATAGGGCATTCGACTACCAACTACAAAAACTTGAAGCGTAGTCAAAAATAGGTTATATTGTTTTGAAACACGGCTAGAGGCGGCTTGATCACCGCTTTGAAAAGGGTTCCCACTATTCCCCTGCCGAGGTTTCTTTGTGTTTTAAGTGGGCTATAAAGTGGAAAAATATGCTTTTACAGCCAAAAAACTGGGCCGTCTTTCAACATTACAAAGATCGTTGTCCACCATGGATAAAACTTCATCGTGACCTGTTAAATGACAGGGTTTATATGCGCTTGCCTATTGCTAGCAAGGCGCTAGCACCACTACTTTGGTTACTTGCAAGTGAATCCAAAGATGGTATTTTTGATGGTTCATTAGATGAGTTAGTCTTTAGACTTCATATCACTGCAAAAGAATATCAAGATGGTGTCAAGCCATTGATTGATAACGACTTTTTTATCCTTGTTAGCGGAATGCTAGCAGAGCGCAAGCAAAGTGCTATCCCAGAGACAGAGGGAGAGAGAGAGAAAGAGGCAAAGAGAGAGACAGAACCGCCTGAAGGCGTATCGTTAGAAGTTTGGGATTCTTTTGTTAAACAAAGAAAAGCAAGAAAAGCTCAAATTACAGAACGTGTGATGAATTCAATAAAGGAACAAGCCAAAATTGCTGGTTGGACTTTAGAAAATGCGTTAAGTGAAATTGTGATCAGAAATTGGCAAACATTTAAATCTGATTGGGTTGCTGTAAAACCAAATCCTGCCGACATAGTCAGAGTAACTGTTGCTCCATCTAACCTTCCTGACCCTGCTTTGGAAAAGATTAAACAGGATGAAAAAGTAACTCGTCCACCAACACCTGAAGAACGTGCAATTCTTAACGCTTACAGGAGAAAAGCATGAGTTACCAAAATGACCTTTTTGAAGACTTGATTGTTCCTGATCCCATTTTGGTAACAAAGGACAACAAATTTCCAATTGCTCCAGCTTCTGATGCACAAGCTTTGGCTGACTTTGCTGATTTACAAAACTTTGATGGAAATTCACTTGTCAAAAGTGGTGATTGGTTTTCCAGATCTGAGTTTGATGAAAGCTTTAAAAAGCCCATATACATTGATAGCAACAGAATTGGGCTGATTGCCTCTGACAGACACCATTGGGCAGCGAGAATGGCTTGTGACTCGCTCACATCACCATCACCGATTCGCTCTTGGTATCAGTTAAAGCATAGGAAAAGTTTGGAAAACAGTAAGTTTTATGAAAGCAGCCCAAAAACAGCATTGGCATTGCGAAAGTATATTGCCTCTCAATTTCGGCCAACCGCTGCCCAAGCCGTTTACAAGCATTTTAAAGCCACAAATGTATATGACCCTTGCGGTGGGTGGGGTGACAGAATGGTTGCCGCCATGGCTTCAAATGTTCCTTACCATTGCAGAGATGTAAATCCATTGGTTTTGGCTGGCTATGCTTCAATGCAGCATATGTATGGTGGCAATGTTTCTTTTGAATACGAACAATGTGAAGTTAGCGCACCTGATGGAACTTATGACCTTGTGTTTACTTCACCACCATACTGGAAGGTTGAGAAATATCAAGGTGATCTTTCTTCTCACAAGCAATATCCCAAGTTTGAAGATTGGCTAGAAAATTTCTTGTTTGCAATGCTGGACAAATGTTTGTCTGTATTGCGCCCAGATGGCCACATGGTTATTAATGTCAGTGATGTTTATGCAAATCACACCTATAACCGCATAGTGCAGCCAGTACTTGAATACTTAAAAGACAAAAATCCTTATGTCATGGGTTACAGAATGGCAAAAAGAGTCAACTCAAAATCACTGGCAAATGGGATTTTTTGTGAACCAATGATTGTGGTGAAAAAATGACCCATGCAGAAGCAATGAAAATTTTGGATAAGGTCAAAGATGGAGTGCCTTATCCTGAAAAAATAATATTGATGGCTTTGGAGCTTACCGGTGACTTTCAGCAGACGTAATATTCAGGGTCCTAGCGACAGGGTCATCCTAGAGCAAGCAGAAGCTCGGGAGCTATATCGCAATTGGGAGTGGGGTAAGAACAGGGATCTTATTCGTGCCCGACTTGAGAGAGCAGAACGCATTTATGGCAGCGGTGCTAGAGACAGAATCCGAGATTACATGAACAAAATTAAAGATGGGACACTTGAATGACATTTATGGTCAGATTTATGGTGTTAGGCACACCAGTACCTAAAGGTAGACCTAGGTTTGCTAGACGGGGCAAATTTGTCTCAACTTATAGCCCAAAAACTACAGTTGATTACGAAACTAAGGTTTCTGAGTCGGCAAAGCTTGCAATGGGTGCTTCAGAGCCCCTAGAAACGCCTGTAGGGGCTTATATCTACATAACCCTGCCTGTTCCCGCCTCGTACAGTAAAAAACGCACTGAGGCTTGTTTATCAGGTGAAGAGCGGCCAACTAAAAAAAGTGACATTGATAATTACTGCAAAGCAATATTTGATGGCATGAACGGCATTGTGTTTTTGGACGATAGCTTGGTGGTTTCACTTCATGCTACCAAGGTTTACGGCACTATTGGCATGGTGGAAGTCATGGTTAAAGAGGAACTTGACTAAGGGTAAGTCCCTATATAAATAATCAAGATTTCAAGATAGAGTAGAGCTTTTAAAGGAGAAAGTAATGGACACAATTAATTTTCAAGCCAGAACAGGCAATGGCAGCGAAGTTGTACAAGTAATCATGTCTTATGACGAAGACATTGACGGAATTTTTGACAAAAATATTGATTCAGTCTTATTTGAAGACAAAGAGGTCGTTGGTTTGCTTACTTGGGAGCAATATTCAGAGCTAGAAAAACAAGGTTGCGAAGCCATTAATGAGAAAAAAGTTTGGCAATTAGAGAATTACGAGCCATGA